GCGTGATTATTTCACGTATGGAAATGAGCGGTGGAATGTTATCAAGGTACAAAAGTTTGAGTTAAATACTGGTTACGTGATAACTGGTCAGGAAGTGAAAGGATCGCCTGTCAGAGATGTTCACAATGAACGTGCTCGTAATCGTTGTATCTTCTCTGAAGAGGTGACATATGGCTAATCAAGACTGGGATCGTTGGATCTTTGCGACGATGTCTTTAGATTTCAATACAGCGTTTACAGGAAATTATGAAATTTTCATTGAGGGTACACACAAAGGTACGCCGAATAATACGGAATATCTTGAGTTTCGTATGGATGGGCCACAACGACGTAAGGTGAGTCGGGGAAGTTATATTCTTTACGTTGAAATCAACATCCTTGTTCGCTCATACATGGACGACAAAGATTTTCACAAAATGCGGAAAAATGCTGGCCAGGTAGCTACTTGGTTAGAAAACAATTTCTGCATATACCGTTACGGGGACGGGGTTCGGGATGATGACACACTCCTCGGAACTTTGCAGTTAATTAATCGAGGGCCTAAAGAGAACGTGAGAGTTCTTCACTTTGGACAGATCGATCCGAAAGTTCCAATTGAGGAGGCCACTGTTCAAGCGGCGTTCGAAATACATCTTAACGAAGGAGATTAAAAACGTGGAATTTCTTCGAACCAAACCTAGTTTGGTTGCCTATGCTCCTTTTGACCTGAAGGATGCCACGGTACGAGTTAAGGATGGCTTTGGAAATGGTACATCAAGTCCAACTGTGATTGCTGGCGGTGCGTTGTTGAATGCAACGACTGTAGGACTTACACTTGGTACGATGCCGACTACTGTTCCCGTGGGTGCTGGGGTCAATTTTGCAGGTGACACACAGGATTATACTGTTACTAATCGTGTTACAGCTGGTGCAGCTGTTGATGAAGTTCAAACTGCGCCGGCGATTGCTTCGACGTCTGGTACTTTTACGATGTCAATTACTCTTCCTGGTAACTCGTCCGTGACTACCGGAGCAATTGCGTTTGATGAAGTATTTGGTGATCTTCAAACGATTGTCGATACGGCTTTGGCCGGCTTGGTTATTGAGGGTGTGGTCTATACTGCCGGTGATGTTGCTGTTACCGGTGGTCCAGTGGATACAGCTCCGGTTGTATTGACGTTCAGTGGTGCAAGTGTTTTAGGTATGGACATCACTACAATGGTTATGTGTACGGATATTGATCTCAGCGATTCGACGCCTCCGGTTTTTACGGAAACGACAAAGGGTTATCCAATCGGTGCAACAAACAGCGTCGATATTAATCCTGCTTTGAAGATTGCTTTGACTGGTGGTGAGGCTATTACTTTTGGTCCTCAGATTCTTAACGTTAAACTCGGTGAAGGCAATTTCACTTATGATGAGAATCGTGAAATTGAATATCTTCGTGACCGTGGATTAATGGATACTTATCGCGAAGGTGATGAACAACCAATGGATGTATCGTTCGATTTTACGTGGGAATTCCTCAAATCTCTGAGTGGTGCAGGAACACCTACTTTTGAAGATGCGTTGAAGCAGCAAGGAGCTGCGGCCGATTGGGTATCTTCTAATACTGCAGATCCGTGTGCTTCGTTTGTTGTTGATATTGAAATCATTAATGCCCCGGCTTGCGGTAGTATTCTTGCGGAAGTGATTAAGTTGCCTCAGTTCTTCTACACGCAACTTAGTCATGACTCGGATGCGGCACAGGTTTCTGTTACGGGACAATGTAACGCCACAAAGGCGGTTATCACCCGTACCAATGATTATTGAGTTTGAGTTCAAAGAAGGGGTGATCGGGGTTAATTGCCGGTTACTTAAATGAGTGTCGGGTACAACACTGCCCTTCTTTTTCTTTTTATTAACCTTGAGGAGCTATTTGATGAAGCTAAAAGGCAAACGACCTGGCGTACACATTGAACCAATTCCGCTCCCGCGACCAAATGGGGATTTGATCTTCTTGGCGAAAGCGATTGAAGACTTTGAACCATTTACGACATTGTGTCCGCCACCAAAACCACCTACCAAAACATTGCCTGGCGGGGAAATTATCTCTAATATTGAAGACAAAGGTTTTCAACAGGCTTTGACAAATTACGGTAATAAACGTGTTGCTTATATGGTGATCAAGGGTCTTGAGGATGGAACTCCGGATCTTGAGTGGGAAACTGTAAAGTTGGATGATCATACCACGTGGGATAAGTACACGAAAGAACTACGTGAATCTGGTCTCAGTGATATTGAAATCAGTCGACTTGTGAATGGTGTTATGCGAGCCAATAGTCTAAGCGAAGATGCTGTTGAAGAGGCGAGAAATCGGCTTTTAGTTTCGGAGCGGGATCTCGACGAAAACTAATCATTCCGGATGGGCGTACGATGTTGTTCGCTATAATGCGAGCTTGTGAACGTTTTAACTATGATCCTGATGATTTTGATGATTTCCCGTTAACTAAGCGAGAGAATCTTATCGCTTACAACCAGATTCGTGAATACGAAGAAGCTGAAATGGCTTACGGTCCGATTAGACAAATGGCTAAGGCGATGTCGAAATGAAATTCAAAGCTAGATTCCGAGGTCTTGAATTTGATCTTGCCGCATATATTACTAATTTAGAGAATTATATGCAGCTTCAATTGGAAGAAGCTGCGAGGGAATGGTTGACGGCGGTAACGGGTCGAGTTCCGCTTTGGTCGGGAATGGCCCGTGCGTCATTACTAAGTGTTTCCAGAGTAGCAAAAGGGCAAATTGTTTTATCTCCTTTAAGAACAAGAAGTCGTGTGCCGAAAGGTGAGCGTCTCGGTGACGCTGAAATCAAAATTGAGACACCTATTTATGAATTTACAGCTAGTACGCGTGTTCCGCATTATGTTGAACAAGAAACTCAATATGTTGGAATAAGTAAATCGGCTCCGTGGAAATCTTTTGAAGCTGGAAACAGAGCATTGCAATCATTTGCATTATCTTTTCGTTTGCCCGTTATAAAATTTCGTCAGAGAATTATTAAGAGGGTGGGATAATGGCAGACGATCTTAATACCAGGATAGGTTTTGATGCAACTGAGGCAATCGCTACCTTAAATCGTCTTGAACAAGAAACTCGTCAATATAATGACGCTATTCGAGCAGCTGCTGAAGGAACGCGCAGTTTTAATCGAGCTGGCAGGAGTTTCGATAAAACTGTTAGTCGAATGGCCGATTCCATGGCCAGACTTTCAGCAGTCTCGAAGACTCCTGTTAAAGTATCAGGATTTGCTCAAGTCAAAGCGGATATGCAAGGTGTCACAGATGCTCAAACAACGATTTCTGATGCAGTAAGTCAAACTGGAGCTAATATTACTGCATCTAATGCTGCAGTCGCACAATCAACAAATAAAGTCAAAGTAGCGGCAAATAAACTTCCGCCTGCTTTTGATAAAGTCGGTCAATCAGGTGCAGAATCTGGCAAAGTAGTATTGTTGTCGTGGCAATCTGTTGTTCGAATTTTTGCGATTCAAACTATTCACCGAGCAATTACAGTTATTACAAATGCGTTTGCTGATGGAGTAAGTGAAGCTCTTGATTATCAAGTTGCTCTAGCCGAAATTCAGACGATCGGTGGCGACCTTGGTATGTCATTAGGTCAACTTGGTTCTCGTGTACGGGAAATTTCCGAGCAATTTGCACAACCTCTTGATGTGGTGGCAGAAGGTCTTTATCAAACTTTGTCGAACCAGGTAACTGAAGGTTCAGAAGCTTTTGAATTTCTTACTGCAGCAAATAAGTTTGCAGTTGCCGCCGTAACTGATACAGCTTCAGCGGTAAATTTGTTGTCTTCTGCAATCAATGCTTATGGTTTTGCTTCAACTGATGCCGAAGAAGTCGCTGGCAAACTGTTTAAGACTATTGAATTAGGTCGTATTCGTGGTGAAGAATTTGCTAATACATATGGTCGTGTTTTGGTTTTATCAGCACAATTAGGGGTTTCATTTGATGCAGTAAATGCAGCCGTTGCAACTTTAACGGTTCAGGGTTTGAAATACAATGAAGCATTTACCCTAATCAATAATATTCAGTTGAAATTGATTCGTCCAACTGATAATTTGAAGCAAGCCTTCAAAGAATTGGGTATAGCATCAGCAGAAGCCGGAATCCAGGCATTTGGTTTTGAAGGTTTTCTTAATAAATTAACTGAAGCAACGGGTGATTCAGCATCTGAAATTGGTGATTTGTTTAATCGTGTGCGAGCCATTCGGGGTGTATTAGGTTTGGCTGGTAGTAAAGCTGAGCAATTTGCTGAAGCTTTAGACCAGATTAAAGTTGCAGGTGCTGAGGATCTTGGTAAAGCTTTTGAAACAATTTTTGAAACTGATGCCAAGAAATTTGAGGTTGAACTCACTAGAATCAAGAATATATTCACTGATACTTTTGGTAAAAGTACTATTAAATTACTAAATACAGCATTTGCTGTATTAGGTGGTGGCCCTGAAGCTTTAGCAGCTATAACAGCAGCCGCCGCTACCGCAGCCTCAGCGTATATAATTTTTGCTACTGGAGTCATTACCAAAAGTATTGCGCTTATCGCGTCCTTTACGAGTGTTAAAGCAGCTGCACTTGCAGCTTTAGGGGCAACAACAAGTTTCGTTTTGACTCCATTAGGTGGGGCTCTTGCTTTAGGCGCTGCTATAGCTGCGATTGTTGTAGTATATAATCAGGTTTCAAATGCGGCTGAACGTGCTCGTGATAGGATAAAAGAAGCGAATGCCGAGGCAGCAAAGTCCAGTATACGTGCTGAAAAAGCTCGGCGCGCAGCAATTGAAGAAACTGAAGAATCAACTTTTGCAAGATTACAACAATTTTTGCAGAAGAAACAACAGCTCTGGCAACAAGATGCAGATTTTGCTGAAGGTTTGCAGAATGCTGTTTTTGGTAGTATTGATGATCAGATGGAAGCACGATTTGGTGCTTATGAGCAATTTGTCGGTATTGTACGTGATGCAACTGAAAAAGCAGCTGATGCTTTAAAAACGTTAGAGAATGAAACTCGTAGTATTCAAAAATCAATCGCAGATTTCAATTTTGAACGTAGCATCAAGGGTCTTAATGATCAACAGAAATCATGGAGACAGATTCAACGTTCACAAGATTTAGTTCGTGATTCGAATCGAGCATTACTTGCTGGCGATCGAGAACGTGCGAAAGAATTAGCAAAACAAGCAGAATCAGTCGCTAAACAAGCTGTACGTACTGCTGATTCTTCAAAGAATTCTGCTAGTATTGCTAAAGCTGTAGAACAAACACTATCTGCACAGCAACAACAATTGCGTATTCAAAATACCATTGCACAGCAGCAGATTAGTGCAAAGAAAACAGCAGATAAAATTCGTGCTGAGGAAGAAGCGCGTCTTGTTCGTATCAAAGCTTTTGAAGCTGAAGTCAGGAAACTACAAGAGATTATTGATAAAGGTGAAGTATCGCCTGATATTGATTTGAAAAGTGTTCGGGAGAAAATGAGGAAGCTTACCACTATAATTCAGGAAGAATATGATTTAGGTGGTAAAAATGCCCGGATTCTTGAACAATATGAACCTGAAGTAACGGCGTTTAGGAAAAAATTTGAGGAAGCTTTTCGCGATCCGATAACAGG